TATTTTCTTCATAAGTACTTTCTAAAGCATTTAAATATTCATCTACAGGTTTTGCTACCCAATCAGGAGCATCTGATAAAAATTCTGTTTCTCCATTTTCTAGAGTAATTTTAATTGTCCAATGTATTATTTTCATAATTTAATCTATTAAACCAACAGGTACTATAATAGCATTACCTACTATATATTCTCTGCCAGATAGCCCAGTGGCTATATCATTATGAAGAAAGTTTCTTAACCGGCCTTCTTCGTTAACCACAATATCATATTTTCCACATCTAGATTTTAGAATTTCTATATAACCTCCTACTGCTTTCTGCATAGAGCCTAAATCTAAATCATTTGTGAAAGGAGTAATAGTAGCTACTACTTCTTTGTTTACTTCATCAACTGTAACTAATACAGGTGATTCTAAATTTTGTATTTCCATAACATTTAGTTTATAATTAATTAATAACAGAATACTATTTTCGTAGTATGAAAATAGTATATTTTTTTATTTTATTATTATGTTCTTCTTGTGCAGTAAAAGAGCCTATTCAGTGGGATTTAGACTATTCTAATTACCAAAGTTCTATTGATACTACTTCTAATTATGTAGAAGATATAAAAGAGTTTTTTATTGAAGAATAAATAATGCAGCCAGAACCCTAATATGGCTTGTCGACTTAGCTTGTTAATCTGACTGCATTAAATAATTTGTGTATAGAGGCTATAACTCTATCCATATAAGTCTTCTCGAGGTACTTACGACCTTGCTATGAGTTTCACATTTAGGCACACAAAGTCTAACAACTACACCAACCTATAAATCCCCACTTACCTTTTCTTTCAGTAGTAGAAGGTTTATAAGTTACATCCGCACATAATACATCTTCTCCAACAAGTCTTTTACCTATTTGAATTTTAATGCTTACATCAGGATTCTTTTCTACATAAGCTCTTGCCTTAGCAATAGCGTCTGCTTGTTTAGTTTCCATAATCTGAACATCTTGAATACCTCCGTATCCATTTGCTACTCCTACATAAACAGTTTCCCATTTACGAGTTCCTTTATTAGGAAAACTATTAACTTGCGTTTTTATTTTATTAGTATTAGGTTTAGGAGCTACTATTTCATAAGCAAATGAGGTTCCTTTATAATAGGTTCCATTATTTTCTTGCTTTTCCATATACTGCTCTAACTCTTTTTCAGATTTAAAAATCTTACGAGTATCTAATTCATTATTACCCTGATGTCCAGCATAATAATCATGACCATGTTCTTCTAATAATACTTCTTTAAGTCTATCAAAAGCTTGTCCGACAGTTCTTCCTGTCATTGTGTTGTATTCTTTAACTCCACCCATTTTTTTATTTTTTTAATTTAAATTATCTATTTCTTCAGGATTTACTAATCTAAATCCTGGTTTTTCTCCTCCAAAAATCCATCTTATAATGAAAACAAGTTTCCAAGGAATATAAAGAATACATGTTTTACCATATATTGCTTGATGAAGATTTAATTCTTGTTCATTTTCCTCAACAAACTTTTTATATCTTTTAAATCTTCGAAGCTCTCTTTTTACTTGCCATCTATTCATTTTCATTTTCATGTATTTTATTTGGTTTAATACTCGATTCCCCTACTAAATCTTCAAGGATATCATCACACATTTCTTCTTTTTCAGGTGTTATAATAGACCAAACTTCTTGATCTAATAAATCTACCTCAAGTCTATCTTCCCAGCCTTTCTTTAAAGCTTCTGATTTACCTAAAATTAAAGGTAAAGTATAAGGTTTGCCGGAAAAATAATTATTACTTAGCACTGCTTTTTTGCCTTCTGGACTTATTTTTGAATATTTACCGTCCATTAGTAGTTTGTAATCAGCTTTAAACTTATCTATAATACTATAAACAAAGACAACATAGTCTCCTCGTTCATAATCATCAACATAGTTTTCAAATGCTCCCATAGTATCATAGAAACATTGAAAATCTACATCTTGATAAGCTCTAACTACAACAAAAACAAAGCCTTCTTTGTAATTATTTACTTTACAATCTCCTATATATGCATTATAAAATCTAGTAGTAAACATAGTTTTACCAAAAGAATTTTTAACATTACAAGAGAATATAGCTTTAGGGATTCCTAACAATGGAAAAAGAAAAGTAGCCGTTTTTGTGTACTTTACATATCCCATCTATCATAAATCTATTATTAATTCACCATCATTTTCGTAGTACTCCATGGGATAATCCCACAAGTCCTTTTGAGTATGAAACAAATATCTTTCGATAGCTTGTTCAAAACCTTCATAGCTTTTGCCATCAGAATTTGAACCTCCGTTCATACCTATATTAAGTATGTCATCTTTAACAGTATAAATTAACGGTTTGTTATAAGAATCTTTTTCACAAACTATAAATTTAAAAGAAAGAATATGATATCCCTGCTTTATAAGGTCTTCAAACTGATATGCTAGTCCGAAACTATAGGCAGCAGCTTGAAAGTCATAACGATATTTCCAAAAGTTATAAGGAAAACTATATACATTAGTTCCAATAGTTTTTACATCTATAGGAATTATAGTTTTCTCATCATGGTCTATAAAGACTAAATCAAGTTCGCCTTTACACTCTACTGTCCTATACTCAAATTGTATTACCTGTTTCTTAATCAATTGCTGATTAGGTCCAGGTTTTAAATATTTGCTTATATAAGAATCAGATACCATAGAAGCATGACATGTTACTGCTTTTGCATAATCTTCCTGAGAAATTACTGTCTTACCTTTAGACTTAATTAAGTCTCTATAGTAATTAGTACCCGTTGATATAACTTTAGCAATTCTAGTTTCCTCTTTCCAAGATTGACCATATTGTAAATATCCACATGCTCTTACAATAGAGTCAGGATAATCTTCTAAGAAGTTTTCTTTATTATGATACAAATCTTTTGTACCTCCTACTTCAGAAAAAACATGGTCCATTATCTTTTTAATAGTATCACTCACAGTAGAGTTACCCATAATATGAAACTTATCGGTAAATTCTGTTTCTTCTGTAACAAAGTGATCTACTGCATTACCGAACACAAAATGTGCGGGTACAGTATCGTCTTCATTCATGTACTTTTCCTGAGCCCTCAGATACGCTTGAGGGCTTTTCAGAATCTCTTTCAAGAGACTCTGGTTTTGTTTATTAATGGTTCTATATTCCATTTATTTTCTAGTTTTAATATTATACACTAATTTTCTTTCCTTTAAAGTATTTACTGGAACAAACTCATAAGTAGTCTTTGTTAAATACTCGATGCTATCATCAGGTATCAAACATTTCTTTATGAGCATATCATCCATACACTTTAACCACACTAACGCAAGATTGCCTATATCCCAATTTGGTTTATAGCCAGGTTTAGGAGGCTTCCAACTTATTGTCTTAATTTTTAACGGGCCTTTTCGTAACATCTTAACCCCTCCATAATTTATAGGAGCATATAATTTAAGATGTGTTTCTATAGGCGTATTAATTGTAAGATTAGCAGGAATATGTTTCTCCAAATAACCGTGAAGAGCTGCTACAAAAGCAGCTCTAACAGTATAATGTGAAGAAGCATAAATCTTATTATATCCTATCTTAATAGACTTATTTTTACTAGTATGAATATGAGTTATAAATTCTGGAAATTCTAATTTGATTTCACTTACCATAACTCTTATATTTAAACGTCCGTAACTCTATTATTAATAATTGTAGTCATAACATCTAAACTTTTGTCATAATCAAATAACATACTTTTATATTGATTAATATCAATATCTAAAGGAATTATTTTTTGACTTTTATTATAATCAAACTTAGCATTACTTATCATATCTGATAATTGTGCTTGAGTATGTTTACCATAATTTATATCTAAAGAAAGACAATCAAAAGGAATTACTTTTCCATTATCATCAAAATCTATAACAGTAACAGGCATATACTCACAACATCTAAGTTTACCAGAATCTCTATAAGGACAAGCTACTACATTCATTGGATTAATCAATATAGCAAGACCAGTATTACCGAAATAACCTTCTTCTAACCAATCAGAATTAGCAGCATGTAAACCTCTTGAGCACGTAGCTTCAGGATTACTATCACATTGACTTCTTGGTATACTAACAGCTTCTCCTATATTAATACGCATTTGTCCAGAATGTCCATCTGTATAAATAGTAGCATTACTATCATTTACAGTTAAATTACTATACAAATCAGATAAATTACCTATACAAACTTCTCCTTTATGAGGATCTTGATCATTATCAAGCTGACCATAAGAATTTACTTTCATGTCTACAGTAGTACCATCAGCACTTACTAGAACTGGAACAGTAATTTCTTTATAATCTGAACCTGTAGAATCAGCAAAATGCTTAGCAGTTTCTACTGAATAATATTTAGTAATATTTCCTAGTTTATTTCTTGTTCCATAAAGATTATAATCTTGAGGATTTTTATTAAAACTAATTATAGTAGCCCATTCTTTAGCAACAAATTCATTCTGCGCTTTATTGCCTTCTTGATGAAGATTAACATTTCTGTATGCTATAAAACATCCACTAGGAGTTATTGTCATCTTATTTTTAGCTAAGAATCCATATAAATCTTCTCTGCATTTAGCATTAGGATTTAGTACTAACAATCTCCAGAAATTAGTCAAAGAAAATCGTTCCTCATCACTAAGATTAGGGTCAGCAAATTTTCTACCTAAAAATTCAGGAATAGGAATAGGAATATTCTTCATAAAAAGCTCGCTATTCTTAACTTCAAAATCAGAATTATTAACAGTAGAATTAGATAATGTTTCCATCCAAGTAATTAGTTGAGCATTCTTTTCTGCTTCTAATTGCTTTTCAGCAAACTCTTCTTCTAATTTTATTTCTCCTTCAGTTTTTATAGGGCTCATTAGCTTTATAAGTTTACTTACTTCCTTTTTATTTTTTTCATTAGTATTCATCATTAATTCATAAACACTTATGATTTGTTCATCAGACTCAAAGGTTTTCTGATACATTTTTTCTTTGATATAACACACGATAGTGTTTCCAATTTTTGTCGCTTTAATCATTGTCGTCATTTTTTAATTTAATTATACATTTCTCTGTACTCCACCAACGGTTTATACTTACTCTTAAAGGAGGCATTTTTCTTTTTATACTCCATTGATCACTTCTTTCAAAGTGTATAGCTCTTGGTGTTAACTTTGCCACTGTTTCAACATGTAATTCTGAATACATAGGCCTAAGAACCTTATCTCCAACAAAAATAGGTTCTCCAAAATAATCTCTCATTTGTTCCATATTAACTTACTTTTTTTAATTCAACATTTTGTTTCTCTTTAACAAATTCATATTCTTTTTCATTTGTTTTTAGAAACTCTACTTCTTCTTCATTAAACATTACATAATAATAAGGATTAAGCTTTTTAAATTGCTTAATACTTTTTACTGCTTTGTTATGGTTGCGTATATACTTAGCAATAGCTATATAAGGAAAATCTTTTATTAACTTTCTAGTATCTAAATATTCTAGTATATCAAGCCCATTAAAATATTTTTCGATAGATTTAACTCTATCTAAAAAATCATAATCAAACAAATCATGTTCTTTAGCTACTTCGTAACAACTATTTTCAAACATATTTGTACTATAACCATAACTTTGATTTACAGATCTATTACCATTTGTTTTTATATATTTGTTAGCAAATTCTAACTCATTAGCTAAAGGTTCATATACCTTTTTCCAAGACTCAAAATATTCACTATGAGTAGTAATAAACTTTCTCACATTAACATATTCAGCTTCTTTCATATATTTTATAATAGTCATTGCTCTTACAAAAACTTTATTTTCTTTTTTCATAAAACTTTCTAGTGTTACAACATTTTTTACATCTTTAAAATACTTCATATTAGTAGGAGAAACTGTATAGGCTAACAAATTGCCCTTTCGTCCTAATGTAGGAAGCTTTAAAGAAGTATTACTCATATATATTTTAGCTAAATACTTTAACATATACTTATCGTCATGAGAAGCTACTAACTTTAAAGGTCTAACGCATTTATCAATATCACATTTAATAAGTTCTTTTCTATGATAACTATATTCATTTCCTTGAACATATTCATCTAATAATTGTTTAGAAATTATTTTAGTCTTATCAATAGTTCTACGATTGCTTCCATAAGTATTCTTAGTCCATTCCTTATCTACTACTACTCTATCATAAGATTCAGTATTTTTCAAAAAAGATTTTAATACCTCATCTTGATAAAGTTTTATAGTAGTTCTCCAATTAGCTTTATCATCATCTTTTAGCTTTAGCTCTTTTTTATATTTAACTAAAGATTGTCTAGTTTTAGATTTTTTTCTAATTAAATAAACATCAGTGAAATTTTCTAATTCTTCTCTTATGTATTTACTTTTCTTAGCAACATGACTCTCTTTTATTCTATAAGCTATACTATCACTTTTAAATATATTTTTAACACTTCCTTTATTACATTGTCTTAGTCCTTTTTGTCTAATCATCTTATTACATTCATAATCAAAGAAAGGATATTCAGGAATTTCTATATTTATATTTTTAAAAGGAGTAAAAGTGAAAGGCTTTAGATTATCCCAAATAGCATGATTCTGATTATTATATCTTCTATAGCTAATTTGACTATAATCTCCAAATAGAAGACCTAAATTAAAATGATTGCCTTCATACATAATTTCAGGTTCCATATCCCTATTTCTTACATAGTGAATAAAATCATCAGTATCTAGTATATTATTGTCTTCCCATCTTTTCTTCCACTCTTCCTTAACAGCTTCTATTTTATCAAGAATAGCTTTCTTAGTTCTAGGAGTATATTTTACATCTTCTCTAGTTTGAATAATGTCTAACTCTCCTATCTCAAATTTTAGAGCTACAGGAAAACTTACTTTTTCACAAGATAAATTATCCCAATCAATAGGATAAGCTACTTTGCCTAAACACATATGCATACCATCAAAAGGATTAGTAGAATCATTATAAATCCAATGAGTGCCTCTAAGAATTTTATAATCATTCTCTACACCACAGCCATCAAAATATACATTATCAAAATAAGCTAATTGCTTTTTACATTCTTCCTTAAATCTGTCATCTTCTAATTCTAAAGTATCATATCTATTTCTACTTTGCTTAATATAGATTTTTATTCTAGTACCATTTCTTTCAGTACTACTACATTCAGAAATCTTATCTAATCTAGGCATCTTCTCACCTTTACGTAATAGATATTGATATTCTATACCATTGTATCTAGTTTGTATATAAACTATATCTGCATAAGAAAGACCTGATTTAGAACCAATACCAAAAGCACCGATTACATTATCACTATCTTCTTTAGTAGATTTTAAATAGCTACAGAATACATCTTTTACTCTACTAGGAGATAAGCCTACGCCAAAATCTTGAGTAGACCAATACCAGCCACTATCATCTTTAGCTATCTTAACATGCACAGCATCGTTATCAAAAACTTCAAGATGTGTTTTAAGTTTTAATATCTCTTCATCAGAAATATCATTGTAAATAGAATACTCATTTCTTATAGAGCTCATATCATTATTCTTAATGAAATCAGCTTCTGCGTGAGCATCAAAGGAATTACTTACATATTCTCTTACAATAGCCCCTATAGGATTCTTATAAGGATTCTGAAGTAAATCCCATAGTTTGTGCATATCAGTTGCACTTATATTAGCATCATGGCCTTCTAAGACCATACTACTATCGTAGTTAATTTGTTTGTCTTTATTTAATTTCATTTTTTATACATTTATTAAATATTTCTTTACTCTTTTCTATTCCTACCTTTTTAACAAGGTCAGAGAAATCAGTTACACCTTCTATTTCAGGCATAAAAAAATGAGATACTTTATATTTTTTAGAAAACTCTATCGACAGATTTTTACCAGCAGTGTCATTGTCAAATAGACAAATTACTTTGGAAAATCTTTTTTTATATTCTTTCATTACAGACATTTTCATCATTACTGATTCAGACTGTAATCCTATAGCTATTATTTTAAGTACATCAAAAAGACTCATAACATCTTTTAATGATTTAGTTATTATTAGTAGTTCTCCTTTATCAGGAAGCTCCATATAACCTTGGTGAACACTATAATTAGCATTATTTATCCACTTAAAACTTTTACTATAAGGTTGATATATTTTATAAGAGATTTTATCATCCTTAAATTCTTGATAAGCATAAGCATATTTATCTGTTCTCACAGGCTTATCATTATAAAAAACATATTCAATAGGAATAACATTAAACTTAGTTAAAGTTTTTTTATGTATTCCAAAAGAAGACCAGAACTTAGCATCATGCTTTTTCCAGTTTCTACTTTTTATCCCTATCTTAATAGGAACTTTTTGAATAATCTTTTTAGGAGCTTTTGCTCTTAATACTCTTTCTGCAGATATTTTAAAGTCTGATAAATTAAAATCAGCCACTATCTTTAGAAGAGCCTCTCGATAAGTTAATCCATATAATATTGATACAAGTACTACACAATCTCCAGAGTCTTTAGTAGCTAAATCATTAAACATTAATGTTCCACTACCATTTTTATGATAATATAAACCAAATGAAGGTACATTATCTACTCTTAAAGGACTACACATTTTTGTTATAGGTCCAGAAGTATCTATATAATATTTATAGATTTCTTCTTGTGTAATATATTTTAGAATTTCATCTTTTGTTAAGATTTCATTATATACTATAGAGTTTAAGTTTATATTGCTCATATCTATAATAAAAAAGGAGCCCTATTTCTAGAGCTCCTTGGTTTAACAATCTACCATTCATCTCCGTCAGTAGTTGCTGTTGCAACACCGTTAGATGATACAGCATCAGCTACTAATCTTTCCATAGCATCAATATTGCCAGGTTTAAGTCTAGAATCTGTAGTATCCATAGTCTCTATAAAAGGAACCCAAGAACGAACTTGGATATATTCTTTTACTCCCATAGTAGAACCATAGTTAGCAAATACTCTATAAGTACCGCCAGAACCATCTTTTAGAAGTTTCATAACTCCATCCAACATTGCTGTTGCATTAGGATAGTTAGGAAATTCATAATCAGCTCCATAAACAGCGTGGATTAAATGCTTAAGCACTTTACCTTGTTTTTGGATTTGCTGTTCAACAGTATTATAATCAGTAGCTTCAGTAACATACCAAAATGCAGTATTTACTTCACCACCATTAGCATCAGTATAAGTAAGCTTATAATCAGGTGCTCTGTCTTTATCTTCTGTAGTTTTCTTTCTTACAGAAAGTTTTACATTTTCAACAATACCTGCAGTACCGTTGTTAAAAATTGTTACGTTTGAACCTCCGTCAAACGTGTCGTCATTTAAATTAATCATTTATTTATTTTTTGATTGTTAATATTACCATTGTTCGTCTAAAGTTTCAGTAGGTGCTAAGTTTTCAGCAACCTCTTCTTTTACTTCTTCTAACTTTTCAGCAGTTTCTGCAGAAGTTTCTAAAATTATAACTTCATCTGTAACTTCTTCATTATCTCCTAAAGCATTGCCACTAGAAACATGTGTAAAAGTTAAATAATCATTCTCCACTACAAAATGCAGTTCTTGTTCTATAGCATTATCAATGCCTAAGATTCGAGAAATATATTCAAAAGTTCTTTTTTCACTTATAGTATGATTCTTTTTAACAGGTAGTCCGCCTTCACGTACTCCTAGATAGATACTATTATCTGGTGTAAAACCAAATTGTACAGTAGTCTCTCCTCCTACAATATTTAAAGCTTCTATTAAAGCTTTATTAAGTGAAATTCTTCTAACAGAACCTTTTCCTGTTAGTGCCGTCATAGTTGCGACAGGAGTATTATACTTCTCTGTCTTTTTGATCCTGTTTTTGGTAGGAACACCCCAATTTACATTTTCCATACTTTTCGTTTTTATGGTTGTTTATAATTAAATCCCGTAATAATCTTTAATCGCATCAGTTACGACAGTCAAATCATTATCTATTAACTCGTCATCAAACATCTCCATTGGAGTCTTGCAAGTATTAGTTCCTGAGTTCACAGTTCTAAAGATGTGCCGATTAGGCTTTCCAGGTGCTTTTTCTATATCTGCATATAGCACTATAGAACTAAAGCTTTCAGGACAGTATTTCTCTAGCTGTTTTCCTTGAACGCTAATCCTTTCCCTTGCAAATCCGTCCTCATCGTAATGAGTTTCTGGATGACAAATTGCATAGACAATAATATCGTCTCGTAACTTTTCATTGATAGTATTTATCAAGTCATATTGTGATGCTGAGAATTTACCCCACTTCTCAAAACCTTTAGCGGCTCTGAAGCTAGGATGCATTACAGCATCAGTCATACATCTTGTCCATGTATCAAGAACGATAACTTTTATCTTGGAATTTTTGTGAGCTTCTTTTAGAGTAGCCATAACAGAAGGCATGTCAGAACTCTTTATATAGTTCCCTTTCTTCTCGTTATATTTCTCTCCAAACTTTTTAAATGGTAACGCTTTTTGATCTGTGTTTATCCAGAGCGTTTCTTCTGGATTTAGGTTTCTACCTGACGTAGATTTCCCCATGCCTGATTTTCCAACCAGGAAACATAATTGTGCCATAAATTGTTGATTTTTAATTGTTTAACCTCTATTTAAAGATACGAAAATACACCTGTATTTCCTATCAAATAGTCTTATTTCTTACCTTTACCATAAGCCATTATTTTGCTTAAAAGTTGAGGATTTTCTGCTAATTCTTTTGCAGGTGGTAACTCTTTGAATTTACCTACTTCACCTAAAAAATGCATACCTACTACTAAACCATCCATACCATCTCTATTTTTGAGTATATGGTTAGAACGATAATTACGTTGTAGTTTTATAATAGGATATCCACGATGCTTCTCCATACCATATTTAAATGGATGAAACAATGCCATTACAGTATTTGCATCTTCCTGAGTAGCGCCAGTATCCTTAAAATCGGATAGTTGAGGTTCTTGAGAATCATTTTCCTTACGGTCCATTCCTTCTATCCCTCTATTAAACTGAGATACTATTACAGGAGAATATTTACACATATTCCTAAAATATACAAGTATTTTTGATGCTCTATCTATTGCTTTCTTTTTATTGCCTTGGTCTTCCTTATTACCGTCTAACAAACCTATATGGTCAATGATAACAAGAGTTATTAGAAAAGGATCATTTGGTATATATTCTGTTACTATACCATCCTTATTCTTTATAAACTTACCTCGTTTTTCTGCATATCCCATAAGGTCCTTATATAAATAATTAGGACTACAGCTGCTTCTAAAGAACAATGTTTTATCTTGCATTATATCAAAGTACTCTTCATAAGAATCTATGATATTTAATACTTCTTTAGGTATTCGGTGATTACCCTTACTATATATTTGATTTATATTAGTAAGTATTCCATGGTCTTCAAAGACTTTACGTGCTACAAATTTAGCTAGTTTTACAGTGGGCTCTATCTCTAATGAGTAATAAATAATTTCTAGATTATAAAAAGATTCATTATTTCTTAAATAATCATAAGGATGAAATACATATGCTGAATCTACAAGCGCAGTTTTACCTGTACCAGTAGCACCACCAATAGTATCATATCTACCTTGTTGAATATTACAAACATGTTTACTAAGCCTATCAAATCCCATTGTTAGACCTACATTGTATCCCTTTTTACCTCTATCTATCTCTTTCTTGAGATTATCCCACACTCTTATTTTTGCCATATTCTGATTGTAATTCGTTAAATACTTTGTTATACTTTTTCTTACCTTCTTTATCTAACCCTGAATACCAACTATCAAAAGCTTCTCCAGTAAGTTCTAAGATAGCTTCTTTATTAATATTTTGGCCTTTACAATTTAAAGCTTTAAACCTTGTCAGTTTTTGCTCTATAGTTTTACATCCAGTATAAGCTCCGTATGAACCATTACTACAAATTTTAGCAAACTTTATTACTAATTTATCCGTCCATTCAAATTCCATTTTTTAAGATTTATAATATTTCCATAGATATTCGGGCTTTCCGTATATCCCTACAGCCTTTTCTTCAGTTTTAGTTAAATAACCAATTGCTGTTAAATTACTTATTGACCTTCTAACAGATGTTATAGGACATTTAAGTTTTGTTCTTTCAAGGATCATTGAAGGAGATAATTTCACTCCTTTATTATTCTTAAAATATTCAAGAATAATATCATCTTGTGATTTAGCTTTATTAATACTAGCTTTTAGCTTAGTACCGTGCTCATTAGTTGTATTATGATAACTCATCTTTATCTTTTTTAAGTAATATTGCTAGGATAATTAGCAATATAAAATTAACGTATCCTCTCATCTTTGTTTTGGTTTATATTGATACCCTATTCTAGTTTTAACTAAAGCAACTTTATCTTTAATCAAGTCTTCCATTAACTTTAATTTCCATTTAGGTAGTTCACTCATCTTCTTTTGGTT